TGGAGCAGGACCAACGCGACCACATCGTGACAGGACTCTCGAACAATACATCGACAAATCTTGAGAATCAAAAAAGCGTTTGATAGAGTGTCGACCAGAGGAGGACACGATGACCGAACACAACTACACTCGACTGGTAGCGACGAAGAATCAAATCCTGCGCAAATGCGCAAACCTTCCCTTCCGACAATTTGGGAACAAGGCTGTCAACCTTCAAGCGGCAGCTGTCACCTTGTACAATCTCAACCGAGAAGGGAAGGTCACAACGGAAGCCTGGCAAGCTCTCCACGCTGCAATGATGACGCCGCAGGAGCTCGACGACTTCCGCTCCTATGGTCTCAACGATGGCGACCAGAAGAGCCTCGAGGAGCTCGTCGCCGTCAACATCAAAGCCGACTACAAAGAGCTCGACCGTCTCCGGGAGGTGGGAGAGCCGAGCGGCGTCGCCGAGCTGCGGAATGAACTTGACGCAGTCTTGAAAGAGAACAAAGAGCTCGAGGCAGAATTGGAGAGGATGCGACTTCGCGAGCGTCTTCTTGGTGCTGCTCAGAAAATCGGACCCGAAGCGGTCAACATCACACAACAGGTCATCGACCTGCTTTGACCTTGTAGCGCATTGAGGAGAGACCGATGCCAATCATCAAAGTCGACGGACACTCCGTCGCCCCTGAACGACTCAACAGCAAAGACAAGAAACCATCCGCCGAGCTGCGTGAGCTCGTCGCACGACTTCCGGGAGAAGCGAAAGAAAAGACTCCGCACTTCATCGCTCAGATTGAGAAAGTCGAGCACACTGAGAAGTTCGCGGAAGGCAACCAGGCAACCATCGAGAGACTCAAGAGCCGGATTGCAGACCTCGAGAGCGGAGACGCGAATCTGATTCAAGGCTTGCAGTCTCGACTCGATGCGCAAGCCGGAGAGCGTCGCGTGGTCATCCGCACCGCTCTTCTGATGTTTGCGGCTCAACACTCCATCGAAGTCGACGCGGACAAGGTCGAAAATCTTGTCCGGCTCTTGTGAGGTTTTGTCGCTGGTGGAAAAAAGAACCGGACCCGGTGAGGCTTCCCTTTTTTCCTTCCTTCTACCTTGACCAGCTAGAGAAGCAGCTCGGCGACGAGGAGCTCCTCGTTCTTTCTCCGGAGGAGCGCAGGGAATTGCGGAGGCTCATCATCGACCTCGAGCGCATCACCGGGACATCCTTCGCTCTCCACGACTGGCACATCCGAAACACTTGACCTCCCTCCGCTTTTCCTTTAATCTCTCAAAGCCTGCGCAGTAACTCAAAACACTTTTTTTTTGGTGCAATGAGTCTTCAGATGGCTACGATGAACAAACAACCTGCGCAGGCATCTCAAACGATGGCAGAAGAGACACCAGCACAGACCGTCGCAAGATGGCTCGAGGACCATGACAGGACGAACGTCGGGACAGGTCGTCCGGTCCTGGTTCCTCATCGTGAGCTCGTGGCTCTCTCTGAGACCATAGAGAAACTCGAGAGGCGCAAGGAGAAGACAGTCAGACGACGCTGTCGACTCTTTAACCAAAACAACAAGGTTTGAAACAGCGAACACTCACCTCTCGAGGCAAAGAAGCCGGGAAGATGCCTTCCCGGTTTTTTTGTGTCCTCCCTGAAAATGAATGACCATTCACCCGATAGAAAAAAGCGCAAGTCTTTGCTTGTGTTAGCTTTTCAAGAATCGCTCTCCTGATTCTCTCCCGATAGCAATCGCATCCTCCCGGACTACTTCACCTTTCGACTTCTACATTCCCTAAAGGGAATAGAGCACCCTTTCGGTGGTGTGCTTTGCTTTCCTTTTTTTTCTTTTCTGGGTCTTGTTGGTGCGTCGGAATGTCCTCGCTTGAGGCTCGGACTTCCGATTGTTAGAAAAAAGAAAGAAAAAACCTTGCAAAGAAAACAAGAAAGATTTACAAAAGAACTTCGTACTAGTTCACAAGAAAGAAAGAGGGAGAAAAAGATGAACGACCTGGTCTTCGAAACACAGAAAAAAGACGACGAGATGAGAGTCTTCTCGCACCGAGTCGACATTCAACACATTGAGACATTCGAGCACATCCACCGAAGCCTCGCAACCAAGACCAAGCGACAAACGCTCGAGCTGACCTTCGACGTCGTCGCAGCCATCGTCGCTGAACACGAAGCCGGTGGAGCGGTCGTGTTTCACCACGCCGACGGAACCAGCACACAGCTGACCATCAAGTGACCGCTGACCAGCCCGCAAGGAGCTGAGTCAGCCTCGACAACTATTGCAAGGAGAGACTGCAATGAACGACATCGAGAAAAACATTCGACGCATCGAGAACAAGGTGGAGCGATTCATCGAGCGCATCGCTCCCGTCGCCCTTCCGCTCCTCATCCTCTACATCCTGACCCTGTAGGTGAAACCATGCAAGGCAAGCGACACCACATCTCGGAGTATGGCAAGTTCCGCGACATCGTGGAGCGATTCACCGACGCCTCCGGACACTGGCTCCCGTCGACGTACCATCCCGACAACGACCCTCGAGTGTGGGGCTTCGACCCGGAGGACGAAGGGAGCCTTCAAGAGTGGTTTTCTTTTTTTCAAGATTATCTCTTCGAGGAGATGAGAGCCTCGAGACTGAACGAACAAGCGAATCGCTGGGAACGCAAAAAGCAAGAATGGAGCAAAAAATGAAAATCAAGGTCACAATCGAAGAACTCGAACCGAAACACATCAGCCTGGTCGCGAGCCTCATCACCGAGCTCCACCGAGCAGGAATCGAAGTCGATGTCCCGGAAGAGCAGGAAGACACTCAGGAGACGCAGGAAGACCACGCGGAGAAGATTCGCAAGGCTACAATCGAAACAAAAGAAGACGTCAAAAATTGGACCGCTTACGCTCGAAAGCACCTCAAAGGCTTTGAACTCCTTGAGGCAAATCGCTTCCTCCTCGCAAAGAGAAAAGAAGCGCAGCAGCTCGAGGAGCAAAACATCGAAAAGCGCAACAAAAAACAGAGACACTACTTCGCTCTTTTAAAAGAGTGGGGAATGGACGAGCGAGTTCACGACCTGATGAAGCTCCAACTCGGAAGCTCGAACGACTGGTCTCTTGAGCAGCTCGAGAACATCATCGAGAAAATTGAGGAAGGACCGCAAAACCAGCCTATTCTCCAAGTCTCGTCAGACTTCGCAGTGATGGCAATCAACCCAGCACACATCGAGACAGACTCGAAGAGCCTGGTCGAAAAAGTCCTCGTAGAAGGAACCTTCGAGGCGTCTCCTTGGTTTTGTCAATATCTCGCAGCGTATATGGACTTGGTGACAATCGGTCACGAGAAGCGAAGGTGGGCCAAAAAGCACCGTTATGATGACATTGTCGTCACCGAGGCGTGGGAACTCTCAGTCCCAGCGCACTACCGAACACTGACGCAGTGGGAGATTTTTGAGTCCGACCTCGCAACGATGGAACTCGACCACGAAGCTGTCGAGAGATTCTTCCACAAAGCAATGTCTCTCTTGAAGTCAAACGAACCAGAAGATAAAGTGGAGGCTTGGAAGCAGAAAGCGATTTTCTTCGCGTCTAGAAAGTTCGGACCACGCACCGCTTGCGCTTGTGTCCACAAATGGAGACACGCAGTCGAAGACACACGACAAAAAAAGAGCCAGCCTCGAGGGGATGAGACTGGCCCTTTCCTTGCCGTGTTCTAGACAACCAGACAAACAATCCGGAGTCGGAGTCTGTGCATCTCGGAGAAAGATTTGACACAGACTCCGATTCTATACTCTCGGAGTTTCAAATGCAACCCACAACGAAACCAAACGTACTCAAACAAGCACACGAGCTGCTGACCGTCGGAGTCCTCGAGCCAATCGACGCCTCGCTCCTGGCTCTTCTGTTCTGGGAGACTGACGGCGACGGAATCACAACCAAGCGATTCTCCCGAAACCACCTCGCGCAGCTCCTCCGCTCTTCCGTCTGGAATGTGCGACGCTCCCTCCGGAGACTCCTCGACGCTGGTCTTCTCGCACTGGTCCAGCGACCTCTTCGCGGGAAGGGCTCCATCTTTCAAGTCGTCGGGAAGTCCATCTACAAGAAAATCAAGCAGAGAGAGAACGAGCGCAGGAAGGCCAAAAAGCGCAAGCGAAGAGGACAGCGGTCCTATGCTCGTCTTTCCGGTCAAACAGTCCGCAAGACCGTCCGCAAACCCGCTCCTGTCTACGTCCCTCCACCTCCGACCGCCGAAGAGATTGCGGAGAATGAACGATTCCAGAAAGCCTTCCAAGAAGGAGGTATTCGCGGAGCTTTCGACCTGGTCTTCGAGCGTCTCGGTGGTCGGAAAAATGGAGGTGTGTCTTGAGATACTGGCTTCTCCCATGCACTAAGGTCAAGCGAGACGTCCCGTCGACAGCGGAGACCCTCTACTCTCCGTCTCAATACTGGTCCGCTCTTTTCCGGTTTTATTCGTACTCGGTCGAGCAATGGGAAGACCTCCGGAAGCACCTCGGCGGAGACGCGGACCGAGCCTTCGTGGTGTCTGCGAAGCACGGGCTCCTTCCTTTGGACTCCGACCAGCTCATCGAACCCTATGACCTCTCGGTCACTGACCTGACGCCTCTCAAGAGAGGACTCTGGGTGACAAAGGTCAAGGAGCAGCTCGTCGAGCAAATCGTCGCCGACGATTACAAACCACACAAGCTCGTGTGGATGGTTCCGAAGACGTACCAGCGACACCTCTTGACGATGTTCGAGGGAAGAGTCCCTGGTCCTCTGAAGTGTGTCAACAACCACGCTTTTCCCTTTGAAGGGCTCCGAGGGATTGGTGCAATCAAGCAATTTTGCAACGAATACACAAAAAAGCGAGGAAAAACAGAAGAACCACATCTCCAACTCATCGAGACAGACCCGAACCAGCTCGAGCTCTTTGGTGGAGGTGACAAGTCATGAGTTCTCAACTCAAATATTATTACGCGAACCGAGAAGTGTGCATCCTTCGGAATCGTCAGTATTACGCCGAGCAGATGAACGCAGGAAACGAAGAGATTCTCCTCGAGGATGAATGCGAAGTGTGTGCGCAGGGAGGAGCTGACTACTTTTGGAGGAACGCAGCTGGTGGAGGACGCAACACTCGTCGCTGGATGGTTCTCCATAAATCTTGTGGACAGCAGCTCAAGGAAGACGGTACTCTTCCGCCTCGCTCATACATTCGTCACAAGTCGACTTTGCTAAAGAGGGGAAGCAAATCATGAACGTGACACAATACAAAATCGCAGCACCGGCGACTGTGAGGCTTCCGAGCCTCGCGCAGAAGTATCTCGACCGGGCGACAATGACCATCGCCGAGTACGAACAATGGAACCACGAAAGGCGATTCCTCGGTCAGCTCTTTATCGCGATGGAGCAGGGACACCACGACAAGGTTGTCCAGGTCTCCGGCATCATCACTCCGGAGACCTTTGTCTTCGATATGCACTCGACGTGCTACAACCTCTTCCTCGAGTGGCAACGCTCCGGAGAGGCGTGGGATGCTCTCCGCATAATCGAGACAGCATGGCCCGAAGGAGGGCTGACCTACTTCTCGCACGTCATCGACGTGTTAGGACAAATCGGGTCGCTCCTCGAGGACACAATGCGCATCCTTTACGAGAGACAGCGCAAGCGAGACCATCACGCAGTGATAGTCGAACACGAGAAGCGCAAAGCGTCGAAAGAGTTCACCAGCGAGCAACTTCAAGCACAACTCGCCGCAGCTCTTCACGACTGGGAGGACGCCGACCGACTTGGACAAGGCACGAACATTCGAGAAGAGATGTACAATCTGATTTGTGACCTCGAGACGCAGCTGGTGGAGAACAAAGCTCCAAGCTATACGAAGACCGGCATCGTTGAGCTCGACGAGACCATCTCCGGACTGATGCCGTCCGACTATGTCATCCTCGCAGGAAGACCAGGCTCCGGGAAGACAAGCCTCGCGACAAACATCGCCGAGAACATTTGCGCACGAGGAGGAGCTGTCGTCTTCTTCTCGCTCGAGATGACCACGAAGCAGGTCATCGCTCGCATCCTCCAGCAGATGACCGGCGTCTCTGCGGAGTGGATTATGACCGGCGACCCTCGCCTCCGGAACCACCTCCCGCGACTGGCTCACGCGAGCGGAATCGTGGCGGACTGGAAAATCAAAGTCTTTGACCACGCAGCCCTTGCGGATGTCGACTGTTGTCCTGCTCTTCTCGAACAAGCCAAGCACGAGCTCCGCGTCGAGAAGATTGACCTCGCCGTGTTTGACCACATCGGAGAGGCGACGAAGGGCGCCGTCGACAAACAAGCAGAGACCACCAGAAAAAGCGGAATCCTCCGAGACCTCGCAAAAGCGACCGAAGTCCCTGTGATTTGTCTGGTGCAGATGAACCGAGAGATAGAGAAGGGAGGGAGGGACGAGGACGGATTCCTGAAAAGACTCCCGCAGACCTCAGACCTTCGCGACGCTGGTGAGATTGAAGAACAAGCAAGCAAGGTCATCTTTACTCACAACAAGAACCAGCTCGTCCTCCGCAAGAACCGATTCGGAGTGTCGGAGGCTGAGATTGCTTGCGCCTTCGTCGGTGAGAAGACGAGGTGGGGAACCCGCTGACCGCTGGCCCCGACATCCAGTGGAGGGAGCCAGCCTCCTCGAGCTGGTGCGCAGCTTAGTCCTCGAGCTCGTCCTTCTTCTCCTCCTCTTTGACGTTCCTCGCAAGAAAGCTCTCCCAACCTCTCCGACCATCCTCGAGAGCCTTCGCTCTCTCGTCTTCATTCAGGTCGAAGTCAAGCGTCGCCAAGTCGGTGTCGATGTACACTGTCCGCCATCGGTCGCGACCTGTCGTCGCAGCCTCGACCGTCTCTGCGCTGGTGACAGCTCCACCGACTCGCACGAGATAGCGAATCAGGTCGCTCTCGTTCGCAGCTGCTTCCGGAAGCTCTCCTCGTTCCAACCACTTCACCTTCGACGCATCGTCAACCCAGAATCCGAGCACAGTGTCATTCTGCCAGTGTGGCAAATCATACCTTCCGATGGGATAGTTGTCGCTCACTCCTCCGTCGATGTATTGCTCATCTCGGATGTATACCGGCTCCCAGACGACCGGGATGGACATCGACGCAAGGACCGCCTCCGCGATGGGGATGTCGAGCGTCCACATCTCCTGACCGAAGTACACCGGGACGTCTCTGTTGAGGTTGTGAGCCACGACGACGAGCGTCGTGTTGTGTCGGAGATACAAGTCGCGAAAGGTCGCCTCTTCGTCGCCGAGAGCTTTCTTGACCTGGTCGCGAATCCACTCCGCAGGAACCTCCGACCGACACCATCCGAGATTCGTTCGGAGGTTGTGCATATCTCTTAAGATGCCCCACTCGTGATCGAGCCAGCGGGAATACTCAATCGACGCAATCTCTTTCTCGATTGCATCCACCTCGAGGCGGAAAGAGAGGAGCATCGCCGTGATTGCTCCCGCACTGGTCCCGACAAAGTGTTCCACTTGGGAGAGAGGAAGGCTCTCTTGCATCGCTTGAAGGGCTCCGAGATAACACAGACCCTTCATCCCTCCGCCCTTGAAAACGAGACAGTTGACAACATTCAAGTCGACTTTTTTCATTGGTTTTTTTCCCTTTCAAAATTGACTGTGTAACGTTCTTTCTATATGTTAGACAGTGGATCAAACTGAACACGAGACACGCGATGCCAAAAATACCCAAGAAACACTACAAGCTCACGAAGAAGAAAGTCATTGCTTCGATTAAGAAGCAACGAGGAATCCTCTCGTATGTTGCGAGGGAGTGTGCGGTCGACCGTGGCTCCATTTATAACTTCTTGCAACACTATCCCGAGATCTGGGATGTGGTCAAAGAAGCTCGAGAGACAGTGACCGACGAAGTCGAGAACGAGATGCTCAATGTAATCTTTTCGCAAGACCCAGCATTCGCAAATCAGAAAGCTCGACTGATTCAATTCTACTTACAAAACCAGGCAAAGGACCGAGGATACAACGCAGAGAAGGAAGAGAAAAAAGACATCGGCCCAATCGTGATAGAGATGAAAAATATCCCGAGACCTGAAGATGCTTGACTACACTCCTCTCGACCACCAGCACAAGTTCCACGCGGGGAGCGGTCGCATCCGACTTGCCTCGGGAGGAGTCCGAAGCGGGAAGACATTCGCAGGAGCTCACGAGGCTCTCTTCCTTGCAATCGAGCACCCGGGATGCGATGGAGCAATCGTCGCACCGACGGCGAAGATGCTCCACTCCATCGCCTTGAAGGAGTTCCGCAAGGTCTGCAAGCAATTCCCGGGACTGGTGGTCGGCGAGGACAAGAGCAAGGAGTTCGCAATCTTTCTCGCGAATGGTTCCACAGTCTACTACCGAAGCGCAGATTCTCCCGGCTCCCTCGATGGTCTCACGCTTGCGTGGTTTTGGGCGGACGAATTGCGTCATTGGAAGAAGGAAGCGTGGGAGATCCTCGTCGCTCGACTTTCTTGTCCGCGAGCTGGTGAACGCAGGAAGGGAATCGCGACTTCGACTCCGAAGATGAATTGGATGTTCGAAGAGTTCCACGACGAGGAATACAAGGACGAGCGCAAGATTTACTTCTTCCCAACCGACAAGAACCACCACCTCGCGAAGTCCTACATGGACGGACTCAAGGCAAGCATCTCGAAGGCTCGCTTCGCCGAGTATGTCCTCGGACAATTCGGAGGAGCGGAGGGGTCAGTCTTTCCCGACTTCAACCTTCAAAAGCATTGCACCGAGAGCGGCGTCGAGTACGACCCAGAGCATCCGGTCCTCTGCTCCTTCGACCCTGGTCATCGGTCTGCGTCGCTGTTGTTCGGGCAGCATTATTCGTACTGTCGACAGCACAACGCTCGAGACTGCGTCCACGTCTTCGCGGAGTGGCATCCGGACGACACGTCGACAAGTCGCGTCGCCGACGAGCTGCGTTCGATGGTCATCCGCGAGGGATGGTCCTATGATGCCGGACGATTCCCATTCATTGACAAAGCAGGGAACGCGAAGAACGTCCAACGAGGAGAGAGTGATGTTCAAATCCTCGAGGACTTTGGGTTCCGTCCCGATTGGGTCCGCTCGAGGACCGACACGTCGATTCCTCACGGGATCGACTTAATCAACACGAAGCTCTTGAACGTGGAGGGAGAGTCGAGCTTGTTCTTCGCTCCCGAGCTGCGACCCACCGGGAGAGAGGACCGAGGCATCATCAAGGCTCTTCAGTACAGCGAGTTCCCGGACACACCAGGCAAGACCAAGAGCGAGCATCCGGTCAAAGATGGATTTTTCGAGCACAGTCGTGATACTTTGCGGTATCTTCTTGTGAATCTCTTCCCGTACTCCGGCAAAGGTTGGGTTGAATAATGATAGAACGAGCAACATTTCAAGAGCTTTGGGACAATGACCACCAGCGTCGCGACGCTGTGAAAGACCTCTTGTCTATCTACGACCACGACTGGTCACTGATGCTTCAAGACAAGATTCGCGAGAACTTCGCTCCGCAGAATCAGAAGAGGATGTTCTCGAAGCTCGACACATCTCTCAACCTCCTCCGGTGGTCCTCCGACACACTCGCTCCGATTTATTGCGAGGGAGTGAAGCGGTCGATTGAAGGCGACGAGACCGCTGACCTGTCAGTGTACGAAGCCGATGGTCTGCTCAACCTTACCCTCGACCGAGCCTCGAGACTGTTGTTCGCTGTCCGTGAGCTCGTCCTCCGGCCTATCGTCAACGAGGTGACCGGTCAGATAATGGTCGACATCATCACTCCGGACCAGTGCTCGGTGATTCGACATCCGGACAACCCGCTTCGCCTCACCGGGCTCGTCTACCAGACACAAGGCGGAGACTATATTGTGTGGACGGAGGACGACCACAAGGTCTTCGACGCTGGCTGGGTCGAGAAGCGCAAGCCCGACGGCGAGCCTTATGTCAACGACTACGGCATCATTCCATTCGTGCTCGCTCACGCAGTCTTCCCGGACCGAGGGACGTGGCACGAGAAGGACGCGAACGGCCTCAAAGCGGCGACCTTGAACCTCGGGATGGCAAAGACCGACTACAATCACAAGAGGCATCTCCAGAGCCACAAGCAAATGGTCTTCACCGGCGTCGGCAACCAGTCGGGAGTCGGCAAGAAAGCAGCCAGTGACCCTTCCTATGCGATTCTTCTGAAAGACCAGGGAGCCTCGGCTTCGGTGCTCGACCTCCAAGGCAACCTCGGCGAGCACCTGAACAGCATCATCAACGACGCAGCTCAAACCTTGTCGCTCTACGGAATCAACCCGGGAGCGGTGAAGGGCTCCCTCGACGCCTCTTCCGGCTATGCTTTGTCCATAAAGCTCACCGACACCGAGCGAGTGTGGAAGCAACAGAGAACACTTTGGGAAGCGTGGGAGCGTCAGTTGTACGAAGTCTCACGTCGCGTGGTCGAAGTCGATGGACAAGACACACTCCCGGAGGGACGTCTCGTCTTCACTTGGCCCTACATCGGACCACAGCAAGACAAGAACGCGGACGCCGAATACTGGCTCAAGCTCCTCGCTGCCGGAGTGACTTCGGTCCCGGAGGTGAGGCGCAACCTCTTCCACGAGTCACCGGAGCAGCTCGCCGAGTGGATGACCGAGGCGGAGATGTACACAGCAGCGACTTCGCCAATCGCTCCTCCGGTCATTCCGTCGCCGATTGCAATCGTGGACCAGCAGCTCGAGGAGACGGTTGAGGCATAATGGACACACCGAAGCAAATCCTCACCGCAGCGATTCAAAACGACGCTGCTCTTGACGACCTCCTCGCAAAGTATGCGGGAAGGTTGCGTGGATTGAAGACGCAGCTCGTCGCTTTCATCCGTGCGAATCGTGGTGCGGATGGCAAGGTTGCGGTTGCTCTCAACAGTTACAACCTCCTCGAGCAAGAGCTGGCTCGAGCTGGGTTCGCTTCCTTCTACGATTACGGAGATTTGTTTGACCAGGCTGGAGAGCTTGCGCTCGAGCAGGTCGCCGACATCCCGGAGAGCCAGCTCATTCTCCAAGCCTCGAGACAGTCTCTCGCAGCTGCTCTCTCGGAGACGACTGTCGACGTCAACCGGCAGATTCAGAGCCTCGGGAATGGCATCGTGCAAGCTCTCAAAGCGGAGATGGAGATTGCGACTGTGATTCCTCGGCCCCTGTCCGGAATCGCTGCGAATATCAGCAGCGCAACAGGGCTCGCAGAGGGACGAGCGAGGACCATCGTCAACACTGCGCTGGCTTCGATTCAGAGAGGCGTCCACGCACGAGCTCTCGACTCGCTGGTGGCACAAGGCGTCGAGATGTTCCTTTACTACACCGGACCTCTTGACGGTAAGACGCGACCCTTCTGCAAGCCTCTCGTTGGGAAGGCGATTCGACAGGTCGACACGGCGAAGCTCTCTCCGGGTCGTGGTCTTACCTTTCGACGGAATGGTGGCGGATGGAACTGTCGACACTCCTCCATCCCTGTCACTCGAGGATGGATTGAAGCGAACAGCGTAGACGTGGCCTCCGGAGCCGACATCGCAAAAGCAAACGCAGGAGCGAAGAGATAATGGCAAGACGAGCAAAGCCGCCACAAAGCGCAGTCAACGCAGCAAAGAAGGCTCTCCGCTGGCGAGACGAGCACGGAAGAGACCAGGTCAAAGGAGCGACTCGCGTCGGATGGACGAGAGCAAACCAACTCGCTCGAGGCGACGAGCTCACAGAAGAGACAGTCCGCAGGATGGCGGCGTTCTACCGTCACCGAAAGAACGCGACGGTCGCCGAGGAATACAAGGCGACGCCTTGGAGAGACCGAGGCTATGTTGCGTGGTTGACGTGGGGAGGGACGACCGGAGTGAACTGGGCTCGACGTAAGGTCGCACAGTGGAACAAGGAGGACGAGAAGGGATGAGCAAGTTCGTCTTTGACACGACAGCCTTCGCAAACAGCGTCGAGGAAAAGCTCAAAGAAATCTCTCCGATACTCGCCGAGGTGATGGGGAACGCGCAAGTCGCCAACAACCAGCTCCGCCTTGACAACGGAATCGGAGTCGACGACAAGAAGATGAAGCTTTACTCTCGACAGTACGCTCTCGAGCGAGAGGCTCGAGGCGAGCGCATCGACGTCCGCAACCTTGTCCAGACCGGGAGGATGCGCGGAGGGATGGCTCTCCAGAAGGTCGAGAAGACTTCGACCGGAGCGGTCGCGACGATTGGATTCAGTGATGCACGAGCTCGAGAGCTCGCTTTTTACAACCAGCAGAGGACACCATTCTTCGGCATCTCACCGAGCGACGCCACATCGCTCGACGCAATTGGGCAAGCCGAGGCAAAAAGATTGCTTGAGGGAGGATAAGATGGCAGAACTAGAAGAACAGACGAACGGAATCGAAGTCGAAACCACGACCGCTGCGACGGAAGTCGCGAGCGAGTCGCACGACAATCAGACGACGCCTCCGGTCGATGACAATTACAACACTCTGAAAGAGAAGAACCAGGCTCTCGAGCAGCAGCTCGCAGAAGTCTCGAAAGTTCTCGCAGAACTAAAGGACCACACCGGCTTCGGAGAAGGCGACGAGCCAGAACCCGAACCCGACACCGCCAACCCAGAACTCGCGCAGTTGTCTGCTCAAGTGGAAGGATACAAGGAAGCAATGCAAGCGCACGTCGACGCTTCCCTCGAAGACCTTCCCAAAGAACAACAGACACTCATCCGAGAGCTTGGTGGTGAAGATCCGCTCGCGCAATTCCGCGCACTGTCCCGGCTCCAAAAAGCGGGAATGCTTGCAACAAAGAACCCGAAACCAAAAAACCAACGCGGCTCGCATCAAGGTCGAGTCGACTCAGGCACAGCGCAAGGTCGACCGGCGACGCTCAACGAGATCAGAGCGGAAGCCCGCAAAGACCTCTTGAACCTGTGACCACAAAGGAATAGAAGATGGCAACTTACAACCTCTCCGCATACAGCAACATTCTGCGCAAACGCTACGACAGAATGATTACCGACGCCGTGACCCTTCGCGGTCCCGGCAACTTCGAAGCAGACCAGCTCGGTCTCTTCCAGCCTCAGACCTTCATGGAGTTCCTCCGTGCGAACGGTCGCATCTCCATCGGTGGGAGCCTCGACGCTGGCAACAAACAGTGGCCCGTCCGCTCTGCTGGTGGCTCCGCTTCGTCCTACTCCGCCGAAGACCCGATTCCCTCCTCCGTCACCGACACCTATGCACAAGCCTCCATCGCTTGGGCGCGTACTCGGAACACGATGGAAATCGACAACCTCGCCCTCGAAGTGTCTCGAGGCGAGCGCGTGGTTGGCGACATCGACGCCTTCCTCGTCTCCTACGAGAACAAAGTGAAGGAGCTCTTCTCCTCCCTCGAGGACCAGCTCGCAGGAAACGGGACCGGGAACGACATGGACGGCTTCCGCTCCTTCCTCTCCGATTCCAACACTTACGCGGGAATTGACCAGGGAGCGAACGCTTACTGGCAAGCAACCGAAGTCGATGGTGGTGCTCTCGACGTCACTCGCGCAAAGCTCAACGAAGTCATCCGCGACATGGACGTCAAAGGGAGCCGACCGACTCACATCCTGATGGGGATGACGCAGGCGCAGAAATACGCCGAGCTTTTCACGACCGGGATCCAATATCCCGGAGGAGCGCAGGGACAGTCGCACGTCCTTCCCTCGTGGCAGGGAATCCCCGTCGTCGTCATCAACACGATGAACGCTTCCGGTCGTGGCTGGGACGAGATTTTCTTCGTCAACGTCAACGACCTCTCCCTCGAGTTCGTTCCTTTCCGTGGAGCTCCCGAGAGCGGAATCGACGCCTCTTCCCAGACTTACTTCGGCGCACCGGTCGGAATCGACCACGAGCCTACCGGCAAGGACAAGCGACAGCTCGTCGTCAAAGCCTACCACCGGTTCTACGCTCACAACCCGAAGAAGCACGGCGTCCTCATGAACTTGAAGACTTCCTTCTAAGAACGAACAATATCATTTGGAGAATAAATCATGGCAATCTCAGTTTCTCACAACGCAGTCAACAAAGGGACCGGAGTTTGGCCTTCCGAAATGCGAATCAGCCTCGGCGAGATCCCTGGTCCTGGTGCTTATCCTACCGGTGGATTCACTGCGGACGCGGCAACCGACTTCGAAGTTCCTCTGGCACAAATCAGCGGCGCAATCGTCACCAGCGACACAGGTCATACCGCTAGCTTCAACGCAGATTACAACAAGATTGTCGTCTTCGATGGAACAACTCAGGTCGCGAACAATACCGACCTCTCTGCGGCGACGTTCACTGTGGTCTTGCTGACCGCTGACGCCGCATAACAACCTATCTGTGAGGGAGCAAAAGCAGATGGACAACAACACAAACCCACTCGCAACGCTTGAAAAACACAAGAGACTCCAGTGGTTCAAACTTCACACAGAGCGACAGGGAATCGAGGCTTGCAAAGCCTGGGCTCCGGTCATCTCACTCGATGACCTGTGCGACAGTAAGAACCTCCCGGAAGTCTTTCACGAGCACATCAAGGACCACCTCCTCGGGAACCATGCGAAGAGAATCAAGGCGATCCGTCGCAAACCATTCTCCATCGAAGTCCTCGAGGATATCCGGGTCGGCGATGGTCTCGACGAGTACGGAGAGCGAAAGTATACCGATTACAACAAGGGCGAAGTCCTTGAAGGCTTGCAGATGTACGAAGCGATTCAAATATATCTCAAGTTCGGTCCTCACTCTCCGCTCTCGGGATGTCGTGGCAAAGTCCGCGAGCTCGTGAAAAAACGAACCACAAAAAAGAAGGCTGAGTGATGTCAACACACAGACGAGTTCGACAAGTCGTGGTCCAGAATGCGACCGAGTCCATCTCGGTCGTGGCCTTGGATGCCACAGGAGAGCCTTTGACGCTGACCAGCGCAACCGTCACCATCTACGACGTCGGTGGTGGAGAGTTGGTCGCGACGACTCCTGCGGATGTCTCCGCGTCTCCTGTCTGCTCTTACGCTCGAACGTGGAGCGAGAGCAGCTTCGAGGACGAGAACGGCTTCCGGGCTCGCTGGGTGTTCAATTACTCGGGAGGTTCAAAGACGCAGGACACCTTCTTCGATGTGGTGATTCGTCGCTTCGAGTCTCAGCTGCTCGACAGCGACATCACCGCTCGACATCCTCGCCTCGCGAATCTTCTTCCCTCCGGCATCTCGACGTTCAACGTTTGGAGGATGGAGGCTTGGAGGAGAATCGAGCAGGAGCTGCGTCGTGCTTTTCAAGGAAACCCTGGTCGCGCATTCTAT